CGTCGGATACTATCCGGCGGCGGGCGTCTCACGGGCCCGGTCTGATGACCTCACGCCGAAGCGTGTTCGTAAGAGCATGTTTTGGTTTGATCGAGTTGGATTGGGATACCACCGTGAGTTTCTTTGATGAAAACGTCCCGGCTACTCCCCGTTGGACCCCATGGTCGCGCCTCTTGGCGACAGCAATGCTCCTTGGTTGCCTAGTCTTGAGCCGTGACACGGAGTAGATCACCTCTAACACCTTAAACATATACCAATGAATAAATTCATCGATACATATTTAAGAATGCCAAAGGGACCTATGTCTGCAGCATTTGAGCACTCCTGGGTGAAGCTTTACAGCTTCGTCCTAGGCGCTCTGGGGCTGCCCGTGGGTTTCCTGGACACCACAGTTACGTTCTTTGCTCGGGTATCTAAGATACATCGAGCGAGAGGTAAAGTGGGTCTAGGGATGTACCTTAAGGAGTGTCAGCGTTGCCTTCTTCAATACCTAGCTGGATCCCCGCAAGGGAAATCCAGTGTAGGGTTGATAAAGGGCCTACCCACTATCCTCCCCGGAGTAATCCGGAAAGGGATATTGGATGGGAACAACGCTGCCATTCGGACTGCCCTTACTCTTTTGGGATTTGTAAGGACCGTCTACCATAAGGGGGTCATCAAGTTCTCTAACATTACCGAGCCTACGAAATGGGACCCTTCCCAAAGTAAGAGGAATCGGATGATGAAGGAGGTCAAGATGGCCCTTAAGTGGCTTGGGGTACGGGCCTATGTTGCGCCGAAGGCTCCGGTGGAAGGAGTGAAATCCAACCGCCAGGGACCAAACGGACATGCAACATTGGCTGCCCATTGGGACGCCTTTGCTTTGCAGGGAAGCGACCTTTGGGCCACGTTCAAGGAGTTTGCTCAACTCCTTGGGGTACCGTCCCTCGTTAGCCGTGTAGAGGCCCTCGCTCTTGTCACAGGGTCAGTCGTCACGGAACTCCCTTTCTTGCTACGGGCTCTGCCTCAGCGCTTTGCTTCTTTAGGGAAGCTTGGCGTGAAGGACGAGCCATGTGGTAAGAAGAGAGTGTTCGCGATTTCTGACTACTGGACCCAGACCATCTGTAAGGGGCTCCATGATTACCTGATGAAGGTTCTCAGAAAGCTCCCTATGGATGGTACCTGGGACCAAGGCAAAGCGGCCGACAGGGTTGCGGCCTGGACTGCGACTAATCAAAAGCTTTATTGCTTCGATCTGTCTGCAGCCACAGACCGTTTCCCCGGAGGCTTCATTGCCATGGTCTTGAGCGTCCTAATCGGAGATCGGGCTGCCGCCTTATGGTTGCACCTTCTCACAGCGCGCGACTATTGGTACAAGGGCGCCGCTTATCGCTATTCCGCAGGGCAGCCTATGGGTACACTTTCATCGTGGGCCAGCTTCGCGCTGACTCACCATGTTGTGGTCCAGATAGCTGCAATGCGGGCGGGGCATGACCGGTTGTTCCAACGCTACGTTCTCCTCGGTGATGACATAGTCATTGCCGATGATGATGTAGCTGAGGAGTACCGTGATCTAATGTCGTGGTTCCATGTCTCTATCAATGACAGTAAGTCACTGGTAGGGGTAGGAGCCGCCGAATTTGCCAAGCGGCATTTTCGGAAAGGACAAGAGGTCACTGGTATGCCGGGGTCTCTCATCATCCTCGCGGGGACGCGTCTCTCAGGACTTCGAGTCTTGGTTGACGTGGCCTTGCGTCGAGGGTGGGAAATCTCGGGGCAATCCGTTCTCGCTGCGATCACTTACCTTGTCCCCTCCATGGGACTGGTAAGAAAGTGGCGATTCGTTCTTGTATCCCTACTCGGACCAGGCGCACCGCTCTCGGTGACGCCAGCGCTATGGGGCGGGCTCCTAAGTGCTGCACCTGAGATCCTGTTAGGAACTCTGCAGGGTGTCTTAGGAGGTTTCTCCCGGCTTCCATCGCTGCAACGCTCACCAGGTACCGATTTAATCGGACCATGTGATGAGATTGGCGGCCTGGTTGAGGAGATTTATCGGCATTTCGAGATCCGAAGGATCCGAAAAGCACGAGAATCTCACGCCAAGTGGATAGCCACCCTTTCTGGTAACCTTGAGTCCCTCCTTCGCGGATGGGTACTCTCGGCTCCGGATCGGAAGGCTAGTGGTGCCACATTTGAGTTCGCGAGTCCCCGCTTAATGCGGTTTGCTCGTGAGCTTATAAATGTGGGACACCCGGCAAGTTCACTGTCTCTTATGACAGAGCCTCTGGAAACAGAGCACTCTGAAATGGAGATAATGGACCTGTCGGTCCAACTTGGACGAGGGGACCGCCTATCACCAGCAGTTTGGGGGCTAGCACCGAGTGGTGACCTGGCATTACTTCAGTCTGCGTCGAAAGACACACACTGGGGAATGTCGGTCATCAAGTCGGTGGTAGCAACCTCTCCACTGGCTTTCGAGTGGCAGGAACCAGGAGCCATTGAGATGATCCGAGAGGGTCTCACCCTAGAAATAGGGGATGTCCTCAAGGACTCTCTAGCTGCTTCTTAGCGTCGCTAAGGCAACTAAGCTCAGGTCCCGGCCTACCCGCTAGGGCTAGTCCTCTCTACGTGAGAGGATTGTAGAACTAGAATCCGGTAGGTTGGTCACCCCCTGACGCCTGCACGAAGGCAGAACGCCACAAGGATGTAATCCTGAGTCCCTTTCTCTGAGTATGCTAGCAGAAATGCTAGTAACTAGCACCGGTGATTTGGTAACCACCGGTGTCCAGAGGAGGGACACAAGTCCCAAACCCACCGCCCTGGCTAAAAC